GTCCCTTTGACCAACCGTAGCGTCGTTTCCTCTGGTAAATTGCTCCTGGCAACTACCGACGTGGACACTCTCGCCCTGGCTAACGATCATCTTGACGTTGGGCCACAAGATTTCACCGATGGATACCTAATCGCAGTTGAACAAATGTATCTTGGTGTAGATCAAGCAGTGAACTCAGTAACTGAGATTTCAATTGTTTTAGAATGCACTGTAGAGACCATGACTCAAGCTGCAGCAATGGCACTTGCCCTCTCCCAACAGTGAGGCGATTAACATAGCTACCAGAGAAGAACAACTCGCTCAAGCCGAGTTATTGCGTATGATTGCTGATCAACTTGTACGTGGAGCAGCGGTTCGCGCTGGGCTCCCTCCTGGTGTCGCTGCTGTTGCTCCTACCGCGGTTAGAGGAATCAGCGAGTTCATCGGTGAATCCATCGGTGTATTAGGCAATAATGCTCCTGCTGCTGCTCCACGTAAGCGTGTGTCAGCTGCACGTCGAAAAGGGAACAAGAACATGTCCAAGGCCCTCAAAGCAGCGAATCAGAAGTACCGTAAGCAGAACGGAGACCTACGTGCGGGGAGAACTCAAGCTGACATTATGCGATACGCTCACAAACTACGGAGGAAGATGTAATGCGACGAACTGGTAAGACACGTACTCTAAGAGGAACAATCACCTTCCCTGAACGTTCAGGAGGAGATCCTGTTAATTCAGCTAAGAGACTCCTGGTATTGGATGATGGTAGAATCAACGTCGGATACAAAATTGTCCACTTTGAGATATTTAATTCATCATTAAGTGGCAATACATCCGCATTCGGATCAGAAGCATACCTTGCATTGAGCCAGGAGCCGGTCGCAACAGCTCTACCAGCTGCAGAAGATAACCGTGAAATCGGTTGGGCGATGTATGATACTGGTAGTGGATTCACTTTAGGCCAGTGGTCTTTGGTTGATCCGGACCATATTGTGGTAAGAGACCTTCAAATCTTGTTTCCTTCAGTATCAAACGTCGCTGAAAGCGCAGTAAATTATTACATCGCCATGGAGGAATACGAAATCTCCGACACTGAAGCTATTATCTCGATCATCAAAGAAGAATCTCAAGACGTTGATAACTAAAGCAGCTTCAACAGAGCTTGAATTAGTACGTCTTCGGAAGAGTCTTTATCGAATTGCCATTGCAAATGTTCGACAAGCTCTCTCCTGGAGTAATCCTCTAATGGATCGCCATCATTACGTGCGTAGTCGAGCATCAATTTGCTAATCTTCTTACTCCTGGAGTCGTTAAACGCCAGGGTATGATCGAACTCAGCAAGTACAGTTACCGGAACTGATACGTGGATTTGAGTGAACTTGGTTTTAGATCGACGTGCGCTCACTTAATCAGCTCCTTTTCAAAACAATTAGCCAACCAAGTTACCTGGTCAATGAGAAAATCAATGTGTTCTCTCATTTGAGCGCAGTAGTACTTTGATTCTACTGTACTCAAATGTCCATCTTTGGGTATCTTTCCTCTGTATTGCATCAGTTTATCGACGATTTTCTCGTGATGGATTGGGTCCATGACACTCCGACGGGCCATTCCTTCTTAATGATTGGCCAATCAATCCCGTAAAATCCTTGATTAGAGCCATAGGTGGGGTACTGCGTACCTATCCACACCCTACTCCGTCATAGGTCAAGTATTGCTTATCCTGCACTAATACTATACACTTTCTCCTATCATCATAGGTTTATGGCACGAACTGATAGTTTCTTCATACGAGCAAGCACAACAACTGATACAACCAACTTCGCACAATCGGCAATTGATCTTGGAGCATATGTCGATGCTCTGGGTAAATCCGTTCTTCGCATCCACAACATCTCCGTTCAATATGGAGCTCCAATGGAGGTTCTTGGTATTCCCGCTGCAGGTAACACTGCAAACGTCGCGTTTCAATTGACTACTCAGTCACAATCAGCAATGGTCCCTTTGACCAACCGTAGCGTCGTTTCCTCTGGTAAATTGCTCCTGGCAACTACCGACGTGGACACTCTCGCCCTGGCTAACGATCATCTTGACGTTGGGCCACAAGATTTCACCGATGGATACC